CCCTTTTTTCGTAATTGGAGAAAATGAATATGAATGCACAAGAAAGACTGGAATTAAACCCATTTACACCAGAACATTATGTACTGTGTAGCTTTATGATTATTGCAGGTTATCAGCTAAAGTTTGGTGACCAAGTACCAGAATGCTGTGACTTACATCACTTACATCATCACTATGCAAATGGTGTTATTGGTACTAAGGAAGAGTTAGCAACTTTAAGTCGTCCATTGAAGTTGTCGTATGATGATCCAGCTTCACCAGTTGCCAACTTTATTGGTAATCCCGATGAACCTGAAGACCAAGTACAAGAAGAGTTGGACCGTGAAATCTTTGCCCTTGAAAATGCAAAGCTACTTAAGACCAAAGACGACTTAATTGGATATGCTGCATTGTTTGATATCCATCTTAAGAAAGCTACAAATATTAGTATCAAGATGATGCATGAAACGCTTAAAGTAGAAGCTACTGAAAAGGGTTTAATCTAGATAAGGAGGTATTATGTCAACAGTAAGTGACATACCAGTAAGAGATGGACAGGATGGTACAACACAATTATCTCTACTACGGTTATACCTTAAGGACTCTGTAAATAGTCCATACAAGTTCCCTGATGTACTTTTAATACCACTATTGGTGTCAAAAGATAGGGTGTCTGTATGGAGGGATTTGACAGGATATGGGGTAACTGCAATACCTTGGTCATATGATGTAAGTAAGATTGCCTTACCTTTAAATCGTATAAGGGTTTTAATAGAAGATACAATTGAAGATTCTATGAAGTATACAGATTTTGAATTGCTTAGACTTTTGAACATATTACCATTAAGGTACGTGGTGACACTTATACTTGCAAAAACTGCAAACACAAGTACACTACCAACAGATCCAGATGACCCGATTCATATCCTTAGAAAGTATTTACAAGACGAGGATTTGATAAAGTATACAGATTCAGAATTAGTTGACTTGATTGTTAAGAGTGGATTAGACCCGTTTGGTGTTGTTATGGCTATTGTTGATAAGACACTTTCTATGAACTCATCGGAGAAGGTTTTAACAACAGGGACAAACCTTGCAAGTCTAGATGGAATATCTTTTTCCACACCTTCGGAAGAATTGAAGTTAGCAGCAGAGCACAGAGCATCCATACAAGAGCACTTAATCTCATCTGCCTATTTCAAAGATCCAATATATGCTACATACGTGGCAGGTGTACGGTCACCAGAAAGTGATTGGGAGGTAGAGTGGAATGCTATATCATAGAGAAAGGTATCAAGTACTCAACACTATAAAATTATCAGGCAACAATGCAATAGCAAGTATCCAAACTTACAAAGGTGATCCAATGGGTGGACCTTCAGTACTTGATTTAAATGTACAAGTAAACTTTGTACAGGCAAATTACTCAAACACAGATATCGCTGATCCTTCAATATCATCAGGACTTATGAAAATACTTGTACCTTCAATTGATGGGGATGGTAAAGAGATTAATCTGGAAAGTTTGGTTATGGATAAGTCTGCAAAAGTTGTATTCTCTACTGGTAAGGTCTTAGGTATTAAATCACCTAAGTTAACAATGCCAGATGGAGTTACACCAATTGTAGCTAGACTGTTCTTAGGGGGTTAGTATGTCAGTGTTCACAGATTTAATAGTTAGACAGACTCTTAATACGCACATGCTAGCCATTGGAGCGCAAGGTGATGCAGTTGGTGTCAGGGATATAGATCTCTCAACTCTGGGCATCTCAGGGCTTGTAACAGCACCAATTCAGGTAGTTTCAGGAGAGTACAGTTCAGTACCGAAGTCAGTAGAAAAAGATTGGGTAGAACCGTTTTTGGTTAAGTCACCTCAAACCATCATTACCCCCTCAGTAAGAGGTCTTTCTCGTAAGGCGTATATGTACACTATATGGGTAAAGGTAGATAAAGAAAAAGGTGTATATTACAACGAGGGGTTATCAGGGATGATTGAACAACATTTTCCCAACAACCTCCACTTAGAAAATAACGGAATATTGTTGACAGTATTAAAGACTTATCAACAAGCCACAATAACAATAGACAGCAATTCAGGAAGACTCTTTAATAGAGTATTTGTGGAAGGTGAAGTTTATTACAGTAATAAAAATTAGGAGTAAAATTAATGTCAGTATTTAAAGGTGATAATTCAACAATTTCATTAGTAGTAGAAAGTAACGGCTTTGGTAAGCCACCAACATCTTATGCCAATGGTAAGATGTTACAGAACAACGATGGTACTTTTAATGCCACACGTAACGCACTGGAATCAGAAGCACGTACACCAAATGCAGAACTAGCTGGACTACGCTTGGGTAACACACAAGTAGCTGGTACATTTCCTGTAGAGCTTGATCCAAAGAACTATGCTAAATTGTTTGAGTCAGTATTCTACGGTAAGTTTGATGATACAGGTACAGAGGCAGATGGTACTAATATTGTTTCAACAAAGAAATATGAAGTAACCGTAAGTGTTACTTCTGTAAAACAGCTAGCACTTAAAGCCAAGATTGGTAATATGTACCGACTACATACAATCAACACACCTGCATTGCAAGTATTACATGGTGTGGCTGTATTAGTCTCTAAGACCAGTACAACTATGACATTCTTACACCCAGATCAAAAATTAGCTACGATTTCAAGTGCAGCAGTTACAATGAAGATTGCAGCAGTTGACAACTTACGACCAGCTAAAAGTTTACAATCATTCAATGCCGAGGAGACTATCTTTTCAGAAGATGGTACAACACAAGCCCGTTTCATGACAACTGGTGCAATTGCTTCAGGTGTTGCAATTGACTTACCATCTGAAGGCTTGATTAAGGGCAGCTTTTCATTCATCGGTGCAGGCCATATTCCAAGTGCAGAGTACAAGAAGTTTGATACAAATTTAACTAACTCAGCAGCAGCACACACATCTGTCATTGATCATCAGAAATATAGTCCATTAGTATTACAAGATGGTGCAATCATTTCTGACGGCAAAGATACTTTATGCCAATGGTTGTCAGGTTCTATTAATATCGAGAACGGTGCTCAGACATTCTTTACAGGTTGTTCATATGAAGCAACTGGTAGCTTTTCTGGTTCATTCCGTGTAAACATTTCTGCCGAGGTTTTATTTGAATCAGAGCAAGATTACATTGACTTTGAAAGTGAAAAGTCTAGTAAAATGTTTTTACGCTTAAAAGATCGAACGACTGATCAATGTATTGCACTTTATATTCCAGCATTGTTCAAGACAAACTACACCAAGAACAATGGTAAAGGTCTGGTGTCAGCTTCAATTACAGCACAAGCTGTTATAGATACTGACTCTGTAAACAGTATGATTTTGGCACAGTACTCAGTTTAATGTCTTTATCATTAACTCAGGCTGTAGAGGAATTTACAGAAGAGTTAAAGGAGGTCAAGAGTAATCTTGACCTTTGTTATGAAGCAACCCTTTATGATGTAGGTAAGACCTTGGTATATTATACACCAATAAGGACAGGTCTTGCCTCATCTAACTGGAATGTCACAGACTCAGGAAGTAGATCATCAGAGCGTACACCAATTGAGGGTACAAAAGGTGCAGCATCTTTAACAGCAATATCTAATCAAGTCAAAGTGGTTGAGATGGGAAAAGATGTCACATTCTACAACCCAGTAAAATATATAGTTGATCTAGACAAGGGGACTTCAAGACAAGCACCTTCTGGAATGATAGTACCAACTGTTCCACATATTCAAACATTGTGGGAACAAAACTTAACAAAATTCAAAATAACATAGGAGGTCCACAATGACCAAGACTAAAACTAAACTACCAAAATTTACACTAAGTCAAACAATACACAGAACAAGTAAATTCACTATCTTACTAGATGTGGTGATTGCTGGTGAAGTAGTTGAAAACTACCCAGTAGGTTGGGTTAGATTGTGCGGATCTCAAGATCCTCAGTATATTAAAAAAG